GAAACCGCCATGGTACCAGCTTTGCTGATCTGCCAGCGGTCAAGCACCATTCCGACAGCCCCTGCGACCAGGCCTCCCACATTGCGCTGGTCAATCTCGAAGGTCGGATTGCCAAGCGCATTGTAAGACCGCAAGCGCATCTGAGTGATCCCAGCCATCCCGGCAATCGGCACGCAATGATTGGTCCCATCCACCACATCGGTCGCAAGGCCGCTCACCTGACGTAAGAGCCCGTTCTGGGTGGCATCCGCGAGAGGGATCTGAGCTGCCGCACTGCTGGTGATAGTCGAAAACGGAGCCTTAGCGTAGGTACCGCCAGCTGTCAGAAGCAACAAATTGTCGGCCGGATTCACCGTCGAGGCTAACGGCTTGGAAGCGACAAAGTCGGGCTGAATCACCGAGCTGCCCACGATGTCGTTGAGCTTGGCAGCGGTAATCCCCTTTTCACCGTCAGTGAATATTCGGCTAGTTACGATGTCGCTCATAAACTGTAAAAAAGGCCGTCTAAATAAACCTGCTGCGTCTTACTAGGGTCCGCCCAAACGAAGGCCGCGCCGCACAGGAAGTAGATGGTAACAACTCCGGCACTGCTGACACTAGCCAAATAAACAGCCACATCGCTCGGGGTGCCGGTATTCTGCGCACCGCCCAAGACGCTGCTCCGGGTCATCGACGGCCTGGCTCCAATTGGAGCCGTAAAGGCAGTAGTGCCTAAGGCAGAATAAGCCGCCTGGATCATCCCCCGGAAATAAACGGTCGAGACCGCTCCGTTAACCTCCACCCTGTATTGAGCTTGAACCGGCGCACTCCAACCGCTCCCAAGGCTCAGGCTGGTCCAAGTGCCGGGATCAACGCTGGTGCCCGGGACACCCTGAGGGCCTTGGGGTCCGGTGGCGCCAGTATCGCCCTTGTCACCTTTAGGGCCTTGAGCACCAGTCGCCCCGGCAGTCCCCTGAACGCCTTGGGGTCCCTGAGGACCGGTCGCGCCGGTTGGACCTTGGGGGCCGGTTAACCCCGTCGGACCTGCCGGTCCAACAGGCCCCGCCGGTCCAGTCGGGCCAGCAGGTCCCGGGTCGCCTTTAGGGCCTTGAGTTCCTCCACCGATACTTGTTCCGGGGACCTTATACAATTTTCCATCGGCTTTCTGGACGAGGAGGTAATCTCCTGACGCAACTCCTGAAGTCGGAGGTTTGTTAGCGATAGCTCCGGGCTGAATAACAATCCTATTAATTGCCAGATTTTGCTTATGCGGAGTCGGCATCCGGCCCGTCTCGGCGTTCGAGAAAGTAACGTCCGTTGCCACCTCTGGAGTAGCCGGCGCAGCCATATCACGAACGAAGCCCCCCAAATAAATAGACCAGCAGGATGATAACGAGGACCAGTCCGAAGATTCCCAAACCCGGGCCGTAACCCCACCTGTTATAGCCATACCAACTTCCACCGCCGCCCAGGAGAAGCAGAATAATCAAGACGATCAGAATGGTGCTCATCTACAACTCCTTGATAATTTTCGAGAGCCGGGACAACCCGCCCCAGGATTTGAAGAGGGTATTGGCCGCGTCAAACCAGACGCTCGGCGGCTTCCAGGCACCCACGCTCCCGGGAAAGACTAGGTAGACAATCGACTTGGATTCGGTCCCGCCGGATTTCGGGTTGGAGCTGACTTTAAGCGCCTCGGCCAGCCGCATACTGCCCTCGCCAATCTTGCTTGTCGGACCCACATCGCCGTACACCGCGTAGCAGTTGTCTCCCGTCCTGGTGTTATAGACCAGAGCCACGTCACCCAGCTTAGCGCCATTGGAGTGTTGTCCCGGAAGCACGATAAAGGGAATCGATTCGCTGTCCAAGTAGCGGTAAGGGGAGGCCTCAGGGTAAGCAGGATTAGCCAGCGCAGTCGCGCTCACGTAAAAGCCGGGCGAGGGATCGTAGACCTTTTGAATGCACGGCATCCCTTCTGAATCAACGGGCCCGCCCCACCAATCGCTACCGGGAGTACCGCCATTTGCGGTATAGTCCAGACCAGAATTATCAGGCCCATAGCAGTTAGGCGACCCGTCCGCATCGATGGCAAGCCCCGCTTTGTAGATGAAAGACTTGACCGGGCCGGTGACCGAATAAATCGGTACACCGGCTACCTGGTCAATATGGGAGAGATCGCCCAAATTATTTCGTTGAGGTTTTGGGTTGCGGAGTCGGCGGCAAACCCTGGTCGGGCTTCGCTGGCGGGGTTGGCAGCGGCTGCCCAGCAGTAGGCGGCTGTTCAGGCAAACCCTGGTCCGGGTGCGGTTGTTCGGACGGAAGCCCCTGGTCCGGATAGGGCGGTAACCCTTGATCAGGATAGGGGGGCAAACCTTGATCGGGCCGGGCCGGTGGGCGCGGCAATCCTTGGTCCGGATGCGGCGGTACCAGAATCGGCGGCCAAACTTCAGGCGGCAACACAATCGGAGGGGCGATCACGCCGGGGGGCTTTGGGAGACCCTGATCGGGGCGACCGGGAGGTTTGGGTAAACCTTGATCAGGATGTCCTGGCTGACCGGGCAATCCTTGATCGGGGGTGCCTGGCGGTTTGGGCAAGCCTTGATCCGGGGTGCCGGGAGGTTTGGGCAGACCTTGATCAGGGCGATGACCGGGGTGAGCCGGCGCATCGGGCGCACCGCTATAATACCAGATCTCTACATGTACTAATGCCATTGTTAACTTTCGTGGTTTTTGGGTTTATGGTTTCCGTTTTTGGTCTCGACGTATTTGTCCACCGAGCGCAATCCGGATAACCCGAAAGCCAGCGCGGTGATCGATTGATAAAAAGAACCAAGAAATTTGTAGTCGCGAATGTGTTCATGAAACCTCGTGAAACCGAATTCCTGGCTGGCCACCGACATAACGAAGATCGTCAGCGGAAGACAGAGGAAAGTCACTACCGCACCCCAGCATAAGACTGTTCTCCATTTTGGTTCCATCAAATGTCTGGGTACGGCGGGTTTTCGGCGATCCATTTTGCCTGAGCATCATTCAGATCTTTCGTCCACTCGGTGAACGTTTCATCGTCAGGATTGGGCGGATCGGGCGGGACAGGCCCGCTGGCAGTGCTCTCGTAACTTCCCATATCGAATGCTCCACTAGTTCGAGTTAATGAGTTAATGCTTCCGTTGTAAGGCGCGGCCAGATCGACACCGGCATTCAAAGCCGGCGAACCGCTCTTGAGCGACAACCCGTTGGCAGCCGGTGCCAGGGTGCTTCCGTAAGTCCCGGTGAAGGTGGTCGGTAATTTGGAAACATCCGTGAACATTGGGTCACTGGACAATGCGCTTTGTTCGTAAAGCTCCAAGCTGGAGACCGGATAATCAATTCCGCGTGACTCCACCAGAACACCGCTAGCTCGATACAGGTTGTCGCTGTGGGCGCTGATCTTCCCGCTTATGTCCGTCAAAGGCACCTTGGTACCATTGTACACGCACAGGTTGTTCTTGAACTCTAGGGCCAGCACCTTTGCGCTAAAACTGTCAAAGACCACCGGCGCGTTATAGAACGTGTTGTTGTAAACCAGGAGCTTCAGGTCGCCCACCACGTCCCTGCTCAAGAGCAATCCGCCCGTGTTACTCGAATTATAGACGATGTTTCCGTAAACCTTGAGGTCCTTGGGATCGCCCGTTGAACGACCATCGTAGACCCGAATCGCTCCGTTAGCGTTATTATTCCCTCCGACCACGTTGTAACGGATATGAATATTAGTGGGGCCTTGCCCGGCATAACTGTTGGTCTCGTTGGAGTTGACGAAGATCATCGCCCCTTTGGTGTCGTGCACGTAGTTGTACTCGATAAAAGCGTTAGTCACGTACCCCATGATCAGGATCCCCGCTCCCGCCGAATAAGCCGGGTCCTTCCCAGTGTTATAGGCCTCGCACTGGCGCACCGTAATCTGGTCAATGTTGCAGCCCGATACTGAGTCTGCCGGATATAAACAAATCGCATCACGCGAGGTGTTAAAGCACTTGCAACCAATAATCTCAACATTGGCTACCAGACCTTTGCTGCCACCGTTATTCGATACCACAATCCCGTAGGTGTACTGACCCTTAGTCTGATCGCTGTAATTGTCGTGGACGTCGCAGTCGATCAACCGCTTCACCGCGCCGTTCATCATCTGGTAGTACCGGTGGTTGATGTCCACCCCGTTATTGACCTGGTGGTTGGTATCGACCTCGAACCCCTGGAAAACTGTGGGCTTAGAAGGATCGTCCCGGAACCGCACCGTCCCGGCGTTACAGACTCCGCTGGCTCGAAGAATCGCCTTGCCGGAGCCGCTTCCCCACGAGTTCCCGATATAGGTGACTCCTCCAGTCAGGTATAACCCCTGATCCCCTCCCGCCATTGCCCATGTCCCGGCCCGATCAAAATACACCGTGTCTCCAGGCTTCAGAGTCGCAGATCCGCTCCAAGCAACCATCCCAGGACAGTTCTTCCACGGTGCCGCGGTGGTCCCGGCGTTCGTGTCCTTCCCGCTCGAGCTGACATAGTACTTGCCGTCTGTTGGTCCTGGATCTGGGGGATCGGGCGGGTCTGGTGGAATGACATTCCCGGTTGCCAGCGGATGCGGATACTGAAGCTCGGTGTAGGAGGTCGTCGGCAGCCCAGGCCCGGGGGCTACATCAAAAAAGTCCGTCCCTTTGGACAGCCCAGGTGCCCCGCCCAGGTTCGGGTTCCCGTTCGCCTTATTGTTCCAGAAATAGGCACCCAAGCGCTTAGTTACTCCACGTTCCACCCCCTGGCCCACCTTCTGGAACCCGTTCGGGCTGTCATTGGCGAACTTGAAGCACTGGTTGGGAAAACTGCCGGCCTTGAAGGTATTGTCAGAGGCCATGATACACCCGCCGCGACAGTACAATCCGTAGTCGGAGACATCGGCCTCGAGCGTGTTGTGGTGGAACTCGACCTGCAGTGTAGATGTAGGTGCACTATCTGCCCCATGTAGTACGCAAACCCAGTTTGTAAACCTGCAATGCCTGACCGAATAGCGCGCCCCGTTATACGACGAATCAATGGCCGGGTTGCCAGGAACGGTCGCAGAGGTATTGGTCCAGGTGCAATCCTCGAAACAGACCGTATCGACCGTCCCCCAGGTCATGTCACCCTTCCACTGATTGGCGTTGTTGCCAGCGATTACATAGACCCCGTTTCCGGATCTAGACTGCTTGAAATCGCAGTGGTCGAACAGTCCATACGATATGCCAGAATTCTGGTTATACTCGTTGATTCTGACAGTGAAATTGTGGCAATCGATGAACTCAGCGTGGTCGATTCTGAACGAATTGCGTGCCACGCCAGTAGGTGGAGGGTCGATGACCAAAAAACCCCCTCCCTGAGTACCAGTAGCTTTGAAGATAAAATTGGTGAGCCGAGCGAGCTTATTGTCGGCGGTGCCGATGGCGATTGAGGCATACTCATTATGTGTGCTCGTAATGGTCGTCGCCTTGTCTCCGCTGCCCTGGATGGTATAAGAATGCCCACCCTTTGCCACCACCGTACTGCCCCAGCTGAACTTGCCAGCCGGAAGTGTCACCACCCAGCCATCCGCATTCTTGCCATTTACGTAATCAAGCGCTTTCTGAGTATCGGAAGCGCTGCCGTCGGTTGAAACCGTCTTCGCTGAATCGTTCGCCGTCATTACCAGTATTCCAGAATTCGTTCGTTATCGTCGCGTGGAGTGAAGCCGTTGCGCACGAAGATCTTCACCATCTCGCGCAAGGTCTCTCCTTTCAAAGCCATTGGGAGCTGCCAGGCGGCCCCGTACCAGAAAAGATTTGGAGCGTCCCCATCACCGAAGCAGTAGCATTTCTGGAAAAAGGTGAGCCCGTGAGCTTCCTGGAACTCGACCGTCCAGCGAACGGCGGCTTCGCTATAAACATTGATCAAAGCCGGAGCCATCCGGCGGTTGACCGGCACGAAACGAAGACAGCAGTTGGGGAAAGCAGAATGCCGCAAGGCAATCCCCAGCCGGATTTTACGAATATTCCGGTGTTCCCAGGTATCCAGGGGCTGGCCGTCGGGGCCGATCGAAAGAGCCCCGTAAAGATCCTCAATCCTCTGGGCTATCTCCGGTTTGATTAAATCCAATCCCTCGACTCGCATCGTCCAGCGCTTCCTTAATTTGTTGTTTGGAGCCAGCCTTAGACTGAAAGCGCGAGCCGCTCTCTATCTCCCGGGCATAATAAAGGCGTCGGTGAACGCCGGCGGTTTCCCGAAACCGCCGGGCGCTCTCCGTGCCTTTTTTTCGTACTATAATATTCAGCGGCATTACTGCCCGATCCCCATCTGGTTCTGCCCAGCCCCGGCTAGGAGCGCAGCCTTCATGGCCGCACTGGAGCCAGGGGCGGGGCCGCCCCCAGTATCGGAGATGTCGGGCTGACCGACCGGCTGACCGTCGATGGCGTCAATGCTCAAGGTGGCCATCGAACCGGAGACCGACTGCACGGTGGCGTCGATCTGGGCCTGAACCTGGTCCCCCTGCTGCGGGGGCACCCCGTCCTGACCCAGCAGGTCCAACGGAAGCTTCACTGTCACACCCCCACTGGCCGAATCGGCCGGAGCGCTCTCCGTTCCGCCTGGTCCGGAATCGTCCGGAGGTCCGATCAAACTTGGTGCGGCCATGATTTTTTAGGTGCCTGTGTAGGCGGTCTTGGTCTGGTAAACCACCCCATTCCACGTCGACAGACAGACCGCGTTATAGAAGGTTTTCCAGACATACGTGATAAACTGGCCGAAGGGGTTTGCGCTGTCGGCCTGGGTGATGGTGTTAACCTTCGGGCTGGGCGGATTTTCACCCGTCAGCTTAGGCGCGGCGAAGGAATCCTTACCAAAAACCAAGGCCGAGATGATCGCGCCGGTGGCCAGGTAAACGCCCTCCGTGGTTTGCCGCATCGGGTTTGTTCCACGGAGAACTTTGATTCCGCTCAAGGTGCCGATTTCGCCCTTGTAGATCTTGTCGGGCTGATTGAAAGCCGCTGCGTAGGTCCAGGCTGTGCCCTGCTCTTCCAGCAAGTCGCGCTCCTGGTCCGGAGAAACCACCGCCACAAAACAACCATCCGAAAACGGTTTGGCTTTGTTTAAGCGGAGTTTCGTCACGCAATCCAATAGATCGGCTCCCTGGAAAGCGCCCTGGGCCGCTGTCAGAGCGGTCAAACTGGCAAAATCGATAGCGGTTCCCGCGTACATTCTCCCGAATTTGGTGGGCTCCTCCGTGGTGCCGTTGATACAGGCATCGCGGATCAAACCATCACACCACCAAGCGGCTTCCTCGCCGAATTTTTCCATCAGGCTGTCGCCCGTGTTGAGGAATTCGGTCTCCGAAACCACGTCGCTCACCTGGGCATAGCCCCCATATTGCTGAAGGGTACGAGTCACAAACTCGTAGATCAACTTATAGGGCGCTTGGGTGGGCGGGACACCCTCGGTGAGAGTAATGACATTCGCTACATCCGCCGGCGGGGCGCGGAAAAGCCGCATCGTCTTACTGCCCTCGCCCTTAGGGATGGTAGCCGGGTAGCAGAATTCGTAAAGCTGGAGCTCATGAACTTGATGCTCCAGAAGTTTCTTCTGAAAATAAATACGGTACTCGCTCGCCTTGTCAGTCGAGGTCACAGCCCCGTATAAGGGCTGATTTACAGTCGCCATAACTTAGATTTTTTCCGTGTTAGATCCAGGGCATCCGGTTGGCCCCGCTGGCCAGGCGCTTGCGCATCTCCGCCGTTGACAAAGAAGAAAATTCTTTCGAACCGTTCCCCATTCGTCCCGGAGTGCCGCCGCTAATTGAAGTAAGCCCGGTTACCCGTTGATGTTCTTGCTGCAACGCTTGGTGCTCAGCTTGGAGTTTGGTGAAATCCTCCTGCAAGAGCTCCATTTTGGCTCGATGATAAACCGCAATGATGCCGCGCTCATGGCCCCGATAGATATCCCCATCTGGGGTCTTCATGATTTCGCGAATCCGGGTGTCGAGCCGGGTGCCTTGTTTAAGAAAATCAGGATCACTCGCGGAAAGCTCTCTTTCGGCCTGGTGCCAAGTCTGGACTTTGGTCGCTTGAGAGCGCTTCTGCCCCTCTTCAGCTTCCAATTCCTTGATCTTGGCATCAGCTTTCTCAACCAGGTCCCAGTTCTCTTCGGCCTTCCACTGTTCGCGAAAGGTTTTGAGTTCCCCTAGATCGAACTTCGGTCCTTTCGCCTTCTCGGCAGCTTCCTGCTGCTGGCGCTGCCACTCGGCGCGCTCTTGGGCGAAGGCCGCTCGTTCCGCGTTGAAAGCCGCACGCTGACGCTTCGTCCGCTCGTACCTGCTCTCGCGCTTCTGGGCCGCTGATTGAGGCTTATCTGACTCTCCTGCACTAGCTTCCTGCTGGCCTTTTAACGGATCTGCCCCTCCGGTGCTGGTCACCCCGCTGGAAGAATCGCTATCGTCATCAAACGGAGTGGGGGCGTCCTCTCCCCCTCCGCTTGACGCTCCAGCGGCTTCCGAGAAGGAAACTCCTCCGGAAATCGGACCCGATCCTTGGCTCACTATTTCAGGCATTCCATTACCTTGCTCTTAAATTCCGCTGAAGTTTCCGCGCGGAATAAACTGCCTGCTCCTTTGAGAAGGCAAAGGTTCTAATTCATTCTCGTCTAACCCTGTTTCCACGTCTGGCACCAGAGCCATGTTAGAAATCAAGAGAACCACGTCCTGCACCCCACGGGCATAGGCATTCATGCTGGCCGCATCACTGCGAACTACATTGAAAGTGACCGCCGCCGCGTGCTGACGCAGAAATTCTAAAAGCTTTCTACCCGCAACACTCTTGGAAAACAACAGAAAAGCTTGACGTTCCTCGGTTGACCAGTCAACAACCCGTTCGGACGGGCGCAACATCATCTCTCTCAAGCGCTGGATCATTGGGGTTTTTGGAGCCGCAATTTCCATGCCCTTCCACTCCCTTTGCAGGCTGGACACTTTTCAGTTGAAGGCACCATTTTAAACAAACCAATCCAGTAAAAAGCGCCATCCTCAAATCGATAACCGGCTGACGGAATAATGACATGACCCCAAGCGTCTAATGCTGCCTGTGGTTCAACACATTGTCCATTAACCAAATCCTTAAGAGGCATAGTTATCTGCCCAGCCCAAGGACCACCAATAAATTCAACCTTATCGCTCACGGGTGCGCTCCGTTGGGCGCCCCCGGCATGGGAGGCGCATTAGGGGCCGGTGGGGGCGGGACCTGGGACATCCCCGGCATCTGCTGAGGCATCGGGCCAGGGGGTGGAGGCGCTCCTTGGGGTCCCGGCGGGGGGCCACCCCTCATATTCTGCATCACAAAGCCGGATTGCTGTTGCGCCCCCATCATCTTCTGCAATTCCTTCTGACCCAAGGCCACCTTCTGGGCCCACTGATTGATCTCCTGGGTGTGGGCGATCATATAAGAGTGGTCTTTCTTGGCCGTGTCGATATGGCTCTGGGCATGAGCCAGGTAAATCCCCATCAGATCGGGCGGGATTTGCCGCTGGTGCTGAGCCATAAACTTCAGATAATCGTCGATCGTCTGGAGGTGAACCACATGGTCGTCCTCCGGCCAGACCGGCGGCGGGAACCCGTCGTACATCACGGTGTTCTCGTAGGCCTGCTTCTGGGTCTGGTCCTGCTGCACCTGCTCGGGCTCGACGTACACTTCGCCCACCCACTCGGCGTCGAAGAGTTCGATCAAACGCTTGTCGATCTCGTTGGTCTTGATCCACGGGGCTCCTTGAGAAAGCTGCCTCAATTGCTGGAGTTTCTGGATCTCGGTCTCGCGGGAGTAACCGTCGCTGGAGCCATTTGGGCGGATAACGTAGGCAGAACTAAAGGCGGCGGGATCGAGGCTCGAACGCTCTTTGCGCCAGAAATAATCCAGATCGTCTTTTTTGTACTGGAGAAGCAATTCCCAGGTCTGGTTATAGACTTTCTGCATCGCCCCTTTTAGAACCCGAGCGCGGAGATCGTTACTTTGCTGCATGACCTGGGTGATGGACTGCACTTCGGTCGCCGTGCGGTTCTTGTTCGGCTGCTGATCCTGGCCGATGCCGAAATCAGGAACGCCCACTCTCTGCTCGGCCATCTGCTTAACGCTTTGGATCTCCTCATCGAAACTGACCGGCGGCGGAGGCTGTTGAACCAGCTGGAGAGTCGAATCGTAAACCGCGCCCGGCTGCCAGCGAATGTTCTGAGCGTTAATTGAACCACCCTGGGTACTAAGAACAGGCCTGTTCGCGATCGACATGAAATCCAATTTTTCATTCCAGGTTTTGCAGGCGGATGCCTCGTACATCTGGACCAGCTCCATCACGCCTCTAGGAGAATAGAAAGCGGAATTCATCAGTTCGTAGGGAATGATGCGAATCGGGACCTGTTTGTGGCGGTAGGGAAGCTTGAAGTCGGGCCGAGCCGGCTCATCAGGCTGAAGCGGGGAAAAAGTCTTGACCAGGATGTTGCCGTCGGTCTGGCGGATATAAACCTCCCAGAGGACGATCAGGTCTTTGAGCCGGGTGTAGGAGAGTCCTTCCGCGCGGTACTGATTCTCGGCATAATTCTGGTCGGGCTTGCCCTCGCCGGTGATCAATTCCAGGTAGTCGGGGTCGGTGTTATAACCTTTATTTTCGGCGTTGCGCTCATACTCCCCCTTGGAGATCTGCATCACGTGAGTAACTCGGTCGGCGGTATCCAGATCGGTAGTCCACGGGGGGACGACGATGAAGTAAGGATTTATCTCGGTAAAACAAAGTTTACAGGCGTTGGAGTCCCACCAGATCTTTAAAAAACCCATTCCGTTCTGAAGGCAACTGTCGATGGCGCAGATGGCCGAGTCGCTGAAGTTGGAAGACTGGCGAACCTGATAGTCAAACCAGCGAGCGACGGAGGAGGTATAACCATCTCCCACCGGCTGGAGAGAATAGAAGGAGGCGAGTAGCTCGGGACCGAAGATCCATTGGACATAGTAAGACTTAACCTTGGTAATGATGGTGTCCCCGACCGGGACATGAGTGTCGGCAGCCCCCGGCCAGGGTTTGAGCGAGCGCCTGACCCCGGTCCCGCGCATCTGGGCCCAGACGATCAGTCGTGACTCCCAGTCGGAACGGTCCTCCAGGTCATCCACGATGTCGGAGTAGATCTCGTTCTTCTCGGGCATGCTTAAGGGGTCGGGAGAGGGTTCTTCATCCGGACGCCATTGGGGGTACGCGACATGGTCTTAACCCGCAGCTCAACCCTGCTGCCGCCCGGCCAGTTAATCTGCATCACGTTCTCGTAATACTTGACATCGGTCGTGGTGGTCAGCTCGGTGGTGTGCTGGGCGTCCATTGCGACCAGCTGATTGAGCAGGGTGTTGATTGTCATTGCCGGGTCAAAAGCCGCCATATTGCCGCCGCCTCCGTTGGAAGATAAAGGGTGAGGGTAAACCAGTTCATTGTAAGAGGTGGTTGGCAGCCCGGGACCGGGAGCGACCGCAAAGACATTGGTGCCTAAGGTCAGCCCCGCCGGAAGGCCGCCAATATTCGGGTTCCCGTTCGGGATATTGTTCCAAAAGTAAGCCCCCAGGAGCGTTTCGGCTCCGGCCACCGCGCCCTGACCGACTTTTTGCAGGCCCCCGGGAGAGTCATTGGCGAACTTGAAACACTGGTTAGGAAAACCGCCAGCTCCGAAAGTGTTATCGGTCGCCATCACACACCCACCCCGGCAGTAGAGCCCGTAGTCGGAAAGGTCGGCGGT